CCACTTTCGGGTGGGCTACCTAATAAAAAACGGATATTATGGATACTTTATTTGATAGCCCATGCCGCTACATGAGCGACAGTGAACTTTTGTACGAAATCAGCAACAACAGACAGATTGTTTCGGACATCGAACGCAGCAACGAAGTGATAGACCTTGAAAAATTGTTTTCCTCTTTGACTCCTGGACGCAGGAGGGTAGCCGTGGCAGCCGTGGAGATATACAAGAGGCAACAGTCGCAGCAGGTGGAACGCAGGGAGATATTCGGGAGTGCAGACATATACGAACTGATGGGGCCGTTGATAGGAGATTTGCCGAATGAGGAGTTTTGGGTCATATCTCTCAATCAATCTGCCAAGCTCATCAAGAAAGTACGCATATCGGTAGGCGGCATAACCCAGACTTCAGCGGATATAAGGCTGATTATGCGAGTGTTGATTGATACGAGGGCTACGCAGTTTGCAGCGGTACATAACCATCCGAGTGGCAACATCCGACCGAGCAATGAGGACAAGAAACTGACGGAGCAGCTTAAGAAGGCGGCAGGGTTATTCAATATTAGGATGATAGACCATGTGATTATAACGAATGGTGGATATTACAGTTTTGGCGATGAGGGGCTGATTTGACGGAGGGGTGCAGGGCGCACCCATTCCGTTTGCTCGCATACTCGCAAACGGAATGGGGCCCGAAAAGCGGAATGACTGGTCGTGTTGCCGTTCCTTCAACCACGGAGGGGCTTTTTTTGTCCTATGAGAGCGGATGGTTGGCTTCTATCTTTGTGACAAAAAAAGAGATATGATACGCTTTTTCACAAGATTCGTCGCCACCTATGGGTATGATTCACCGAAGGAGTTCTTTCTTTCGGTGGCTCCGAGCTTCAAGTACAACCTGCAATTTCCGGCCATCTCCTTCAGCGCCGTCACTGCCGTAGTCAGCGAATGGATAGGCATTACACCGTTCCTGGCGATGGCCATGCTCGTCGCCATTGTCTCCGAGATGTGGACGGGCATCCGGGCAAGCAAGGTCCAGGGAATAGGATTTGAAAGCTTCCGTTTCTCACGCTGTATCATCAAGCTGTGTATATGGCTGACCATCATCTATATCACCCACTCGTTCTATCTGGAGAGCAAGGCCGGAGCGGAAGAAAGCTTTGTCATGCTGCTGGCCACCCTGTTCTTCTCCATTGTCAAGGTGTTCGTCATGACCTGGTTCTGCGTCGAGCACGTGACAAGCATACTGGAGAACCTGGCGGTCATCGACGGCAAGCCGAAAGACGCGCTGATCAAGCAGGTGGGAATATTGTGGGTGACAGTCACGGATAAATTCAGAAAAAAGGCCGATGAGACGGAAGGTTAGCCATATGTTGCTTTGTGCGGTTATCGCATTTCTCTCCGGCTGGGCCGGCCACTGGCTGGGTTCCCGGAAACGGAGCATTGTCCGCGTACCGGAAACGGTGGTCAGGCATGACACAATACGCCCTGCCATTCCGGAAGCGGAGGTGATTGTCCGTGAGGTACCCACAGAAGTGGATACGGCGGCTATACTGGCCGACTATTTCTCGGAGAAGCATTATCTTGATACAATTATTGAACGCCCTTACCTGAAAGTGGAGCTGACCGACGTGATATCCCACAATTCATTACTTGACCGCACGGTAGTGGTGGACTACCGGCAACCGATCGTCTGCAACAACGCGCTGGTGGTGGGAATGGATGCGGGACGTTACGGATGTGTACTGTCCGCAGGGTACCGGCGTAAGTCCTGGGAGTTCAGGGCGGGTTATGACTTGTACAACAGGTCGCTGGTGTTGGGAGTATCTAAAGACTTATGGAGATGGTGACAAATCTTGTAAATGACTCATATGTGTTTTCCTCTGACATGCAGGACATCCGCATTGCGGACGTGCATGACAAACTGAGCCTCAAAATAGAGGTTGACGGGCAGGAGGCACTGTCCGAAATTTATTATCCGGACCACAGCAACACAGTCATCATTTGCGACCCCGGAGACATTATCAATGAGTATTTTGTACGTCCTGAGCTCAACGGTGGGGATGACCGTGTGGCCTTGCCGCCCATGGAGGTACGGCTGGAACTCTCAGACAGCGAATCCACCGAAAACTATACCCTGCATGTATTTTACTCAAGGTATCATGTGTCTTTTGACCCGCAGACGGACTTTATCTTCTACTCCCGATATAAAATCAAGCATATCAGGCAGAACAGCATTGACTATCTCTCCTTTTTCGTTTCGGCCAGGACAGAGGTATTTATAGACATCATATACATGGAGTCCGGCTCCAGCATCAAGAAAACCGTAAAGCTCGAACTGTCCGGCACAGACCGCATGACGGCATATAACATGAGTCCGGTAAAGATAAGCCGGCTCTCAGGCGTCCAATGCGACAATATCATATCGTATGACGCACGCATCACCAACGGTACATTGACAGACCTTGTAAGGTATGTCCTTGACCGGCAGAACCACCGGGAAATGCACCAGTTCCTCTACTATAACGTGTTCGGGCTCCCGGAATCGATTTCACTTTCCGGACTGGTACAGTACAGTCCGGAACTGGAGGGGGATATTGCGGATCTGACGAAACAGAAACGGAGGTTCAGCCCTTTCTTCAACGATTTACGCACTGTCAATACCGGCTATCTGGACGAAAACAAATACAAGGCATTGGTGGACATGCTGACTTCTCCGGTACAGCGATGGTATGACACGCCTTCACTCCCGATGGAGATCATCATCACGGACATCGACTTTACCCATACCAAGATGGGGAACCAGCGGGTGAACGTGAACCTCACCTTCTGCCCGGCAAGCAGAAAGCACCTGGTATTTGACCGGTACTCGTTCGGTGGAGGAATATTCGACTACACATTTGACAGAACATTTGAATGATATAACGATATGGAGACAATACGCAGAAACCTGGCTCTGGCCGACATGGACATCCGCACGGACGAACGCGGACGCCGGCGCATCTTTTCGATAAAGTTCGTCAGTAAGGAAGGCAAGGTTTATTTCATGCCCCAGGCCTACGCCTGCGGTGCAGGACGCATGAACATGAAGGAATACCAGCTCCGGGGCGTGCAGCCCTGCGACTGCAAGGGAAATCCGGAAGGACACCCCTACCCTGTGGATATTGACCTGATACTGGAGTATAACAAAAAGAAAATAATATTCTGATGAACATATTGTTTAATTCAAGCGGCATTCCCCTGCTGATGCAGTCCACGTACATATTCGGCGAAACGACGGGGACACCCCAGAACGAAATGAAGGAGCGTACCCGAATCCTGGCGCCATATGACTTGTCGAATGTTTCCTATATAGACATCGACGGAGTGAAGGTGCGTCCATGGGGAGATGAGAATGATTTCCCCCAGAAGGCGGCTGAAGAGATAGGAAACACCAGCGTACTCAATACGGGCCTGAAGTTTCTTCGTAACCTGACACTTGGGCAAGGCATATATCCTTGTAAGGTGAACGGTTACGACAATGATGGTAACGAGATGCTGAAGCCCGTTACCGATAGCCGGGTACAAGCTTTTATTGCTTCCCGGAATGTGAGGCGCTACATGGAGAAGGTGCTTCGGGATTACCTGAAGTTCGGCAACGGTGCCGTCCAGTTTGTGCCGTCGGCTGCCGGCAATTCTTTTGCAGGGGTCAATCCGGTCAATGCGCTTTACCGCCGTTATTCCGAAGTGGACGAATACGGCGCCTGCAAGTGCATCGTTTCCGGATATTGGCCGCAGCGTCCGGACAAGGGACAATACACCAGGCTGGATGTGCTCTCCGAATACGACCCGCAGATGCACGCCGAGGTGTTGAAGTTTGCCGGAAAGGTGAAGGACGGTTTCATCATGCCGGTACGCGACAGCTGGAGCAACGACGACCTTTACGGCATGCCCATCTGGTGGCCCGCCTACGTTTGTGGATGGGTGGAGATAGCCCATCTTATCCCCCATTTCCTCAAGAAAGCCTACAAGAACCAGATAACCTGGAAGTGGCATGTACAGATACCGTATTCCTACTGGGAGAAGAAATACCCGTCCAAGGACTATTCTGCCAAGGAACGTGAGGCGGCCATACAGAAGTACATGGATTCTGTGGAGCAGAACCTTTGCGGACCGGACAATGCGGAGAAGCCCATCTTCTCGCATTATGCCGTGAACGAGATGAACGGCAGGATTGAGGAGGAATGGAAAATCAAGCCGCTGGAGAACAAATACCAGGGTAGTGACAATCTTCCGGTGTCGGCAGCCGCCAACTCGGAAATTCTGTTTGCATTGATGGTGAATCCGAATGTGCTCGGTGCAGGTATGCCCGGTGGCACCTATGCCGGCAACCAGGGCGGTTCCAATATCCGTGAGGCTTTCCTTGTGAACATTGCCAACGCGTGGATTGACCGGCAGAATATCCTGGACCCTATAGAACTCTATATCAAAATGAACGGCATGCCGGAATGCGAGCTGCGTTTCCGCAATACCGTTTTAGTAACCCTCGATACCGGCAGCGGTACCAAAAAAACATTGAGCTAATGATATTCAGTGCAAAAAAATGGAACAACGGCAAGGAACTGAAAGCGGTGATGAAGGTGAACACCGCCATCTCCTTTGACATGATGGAGGCACCGCTTCGGAATGCTTTCCGACAATACCTCGTACCGTTATTGGGCGATGCGATGGCAGGCGAAGTAGTCGAGATATACGAATTCGGTCCAAATCCGGATGTATTGGAACAGAATACCGAAGGGGCAACCGAACGGGAGAAACTGGACAGCCGCCTGCTGGAGATTTGCAAACGCGCGAACGCGAACCTGGCGTTCTGGAACGATTTCGATGAAATCAGCATGCGTATCACCGATGCGGGATTCCAACGTCAGAAATCCGACAACGGCGAATCATTCCAGCAGGTGTACAAGTACCAGGAAGATAACCTGCGGGCATCGTTACGCAACAAGGGGTTCAATGCGCTCGACGAGCTGCTTGAGTTTCTGTATGCCCATATAGCCGAATATCCGGAGTTCGCGTCCTCCCAGGCCTATCAGGACCGTAAATCAGCCATTGTCCGCAGTACCGCGGATGTCAATGACGTCTGTTTTATCAATGGCAGCCGGATTGTTTTCCTTCGCCTGCAGCCGCACCTGAAGTTTGCCGAGGAGATGCTCCTTCAGCCGGCCATCGGTGACAAGCTGTATGAGCATCTGATTGACGGACTGGTAAATCCCCCAGAAGACGAAGAAGCTCGGAAGAGCGTGGAGCGGTTGCGCCTTTCCTGCTCCCGCTACATTGTGGCAATGGCGGTCAGACGGCTGCTGATGGAGACGGGTAGCGTCACGGACCGGGGGCTGTACTTCACCGCTGTACAGCCGGGTGAGAAGGGCAATGAGGAGAAGAGACCCGTCGATACGGAGCGTATCGCCGTACAGATCCAGAATCTGAAAACGGATGCGGACATGTACATGACCGTTCTGCTGCGTACGGTACGGAGTTGCTTTGAGAAATTCTATGAGGGTGATCCCAGGCAGATATACGACCGGGACAATGACCATAAACGCACATTCTGGACATGAGGGAGCTTCGCATTGCATACCGTAGATTCGGAATCCGCCATGAGATAATCCGTCGGGTACCCCAGAAATGGGAGGAACTGACACCGGCACAGTTCCTGCTCGTCTCGCGGCTTTATCTTCAGGAAATGGACGAACCCTCCTTCCTGAAGGAGTTCTATTCCCTGCCGTCCGGGGTCGGTTCCGACACCTATTACAGTTATAAGCTGAGCGAACTGGTGGAGTTCATCAGCGACTGCCGTGTCCGGATGGACCGCTTTATCCTTCCTGCCGTCTCCGGGCTGAAAGCGCCGGGGGAACGCCTGAAGGGGATGTGTTTCGAGCACTTCATGCACGTAGACACGGCTTTCAACCGATATGTCCGTGACGGCAAGGATGCCTCACTGGACACTTTCGTAGCAATGCTCTATTTGAAGGACAACGAATATATTGTCCTACCGTCGGGTGGGAAAAACGGCTTATTTAGCAGGCAGAAACCGCTGATACTGCAAAAACGGATAATGAAGGTGGCAAAAATTGACAGGCACGTCAAGTATGCCGTATTCCTGAACTACGTTTTTGTCAAGAGGTGGCTTTCAAAGGCTTTTCCTTTCCTCTTTCCGTTGGATGATGAACCGGAACCGGAGGAAAATCGGAAAAGACCAACAGCACCGTCTGTCAACTGGCTCGACATCTTCGACGCTTTTGTCGGTGACGATGTGGCAGTGATGGAGAAATACCAGGCAATGCCGGTGGCAACGGCATTCCGTATATTGAATAAAAGAATCCGTGACGCTCAAAAACAGAAGAAATGACTTTTTCGGAATACATAGAAAAGCTGGCTGAAAGGCATGTCGATATACGACACAAGGAGAATGATGAAGTACACTTCCTCTCATCAGAACGGGAGAAGCATACGGCACTGGACAGCGTACTCCACTATCCGGCAGTGATTGTGGACCGTGGCTCAGGATTCGGTTACGGTGGTAATCCGGGTGCATACCGAAAAGACCGCGATTACCTGCTCTTCATTGTGGAGCATGTGTCCGACACCTCCGACTATGAGCAGATAGAGGCTGCCCTTGACAAGTGCGAACGTATTCTTGATGAGCTGCTCAACCAAATTTTGGAAGACAAAAGGATGAAAAGGCTGTGGCTTGCCTTTTCACTCGAAGAGGTGGAAGCGGACTATGTGGTGAACAATGATAACCAGCTCTACGGTGTAGTTGCAGCTGTTAGTATGGCAGAACCTTATAAAGCTTTGAACTGCCGGAAGGCATTTGTATTATAATATGGCAGATACGATTGACATACTCAAGGAACTTGCCCTACAGGTACGGTACGCTACCCAAGAGAATGAAAATACGGCAGAACGGGTAGGCCGCACGCTGGTAGGAATCTTGAATCTGTTATCCAAATACTCCCCTGAAGAATTGGAGAAGATTTTTCTGAGGAAAGACAGAGCTGACGGCACCCCCTTCCCCATGACCTTCGGAGATTGGGTCAAGTTCGGTGAGTTCATCACTGGTATTTCCGGAGGTTGTATTGATAAGAACGGCATCCTTGAAATGGAAGAGGGTATTTTCCGCAAACGTCTGTTTGTTCCGGAGATTGCCTATAACCGTGTGACCTATTTCAAGGGACGTATGTGTGCCTCTCCCGGAGGTGGATGTACGGTCAAGGAATGGAGCGACAACGGTGACGGCAGCTATACCATAACCCCGGATTTGACGGATGCCGACGGGCTGAGCCAGTTTGTCGATGATATACTTACTACTTACTTCGTCACCAAGAACGCCGAAGGCAAGCTGCAGGGTTTCGAGGAGATGAAGTTTAGGGTGACTTCTGCCGATTACACTGCCAAGACATTCGTCATGACACCCAAGCCAGGTACCGACTGGAAGCCAGGGGATGCGATGGTACTCGCCCATACGGGTAACTTTACAGACCCGGAACGGCAGACGTACATCCTGATTGATACGGTTAACGGCAACAACTGCATTACTTTCTTTGACCACGCCAATACATGGGA